TTACAGATATAAAGAACTTTATGCTTGGGGTGGCGAACCAAACTTAGGAACTGGTGATTCCCCTAAAGAAGTTTGCAAAAAAATATACGAGATGGAAAAACATGAAAGAGCGAAGGGGATTCAGTTTAGATCCAACCCAGCAGATCCGTCATGTTGGTATCACAGAGGGGAAGGTATAAGCATCAATGAGCTATTTAGGGATAATGGAGTTTTATGGGAGCAAGCAAAAGGTGGATCTGGCAGTAGGGAGAACGGCTGGAATGTTTGTAACCAAAGATTAGAGCAAAGAACATTTAAAGTTTTTTCTCAGTGTAAGCATTTTATACGCACTATTCCTAATATGCAGATTGATGAAGCTAGACCCGAAGATATTGAAACAAAATATCAAGAAGATCATGTAGCAGATGAATGGCGATACAGTATGGTTTCTCGCCATAGATTTGAAAAAGCGTTTTCTAAGAAAAATAGACCGCTATATATGAGCTTTGATTACCTAACAAGTTTAGATCCTGTTAGGAAAACTAAATCAAAATACAGATTTTGATTATTATTTAACGTAAGGAGATTTACAAATGCTAAAAATGAATACCGTAGGATCGGCACTTGCCACAGTAGCTACTGGAACTGCCGTAGAGCAATCAACGAGTCCATATTTACCCGGAACAACTGTTGTAACTGTTATCAAACCAGCCGGATTGACTGGCACATGTGCAATACAGGGTTCAGATGATAATTCAACTTGGGCTGACTTGCATTCGTCTGGTGCTATAACAACCAATAACGAAGTACAGTTTAAAGAAGTTGTTCTTAAAAAATACATTAGATCAAATGTAACAGTTCGTTCTGCTGGTAATGTTTCTATGTTTATTATGAACGCTGGATAATGGAGAATATTGAGCAAGAGGTCATAGGAAATTTAAAGCAAAGTGGTTTTAAGTCCTCAGATAAATCGGACATGAAAGGGAAAGAGCCGACTGAGGGGATGAAACTGCTTGCTGGAAAATGGCAAAGCCGAATTGATCTTGCCAAGCAAAGCATGGGTGACGGTAATTTTGAGGAGTCTATCAAAATAGACCGACAATATGTTCGTGGTGAAAATGAAGACGATGGATCGGGACAACTTGTTAGGGCAAATCTGATACACGCACACATTAGAAAAACCGTTAATCAGATTTATGCAAGAAACCCAAAGTTTTCTATACGTCCAACTGAGACTATTTCTCAGACAGGTGTAAAGAAAATGCGTCTTTTTGGCAAGACGGCTGAGATCATTTTAAATCGAGTTTTTGATGATGCTAATCTAAAGCGTAGGGCGAAGGCTTGTCTTCGTTCCGCAAAGACTACTGGCATTGGTTGGGCGAAGGTCTATTATCAAACTGAAATAGAACCAAACCCAATTATAAGAAACAAGATTATAGATTCCAATGACAAGTTGGCTCAATTAGAGTATCTAAAGCTTCAATCAAGTGATCCTAATGAAGTTGTTGCTAAAGAGAGAGCTATCTTAGAACTTAAACAGTTCAAGTCTCAATTAGAAAAGGAAGAAAATATAGTTGTATCGGAAGGTCTAGTAATTGATGTTGTTGATCCAGCTAACATGGTGCTAGACCTTTCTTCTATTCAGAATTTTGATGATTACCTTCAAACTCCTTTTTTGGCAGAAAGAATAGTAATGACTGTTGCCGAAGCTAAAAAGCGGTGGGGAAAACTACCGATAGGGACAAAGGAATTTAAATTAAAATCTTCTGATGTAGTTAACCATAACAAAGGACAAATAGATGAACACGCAACTATGGTTCATATATGGGAGATACACGATAGAGAAAATCAGTTGATTCACTACATGGCAGACGGTGGGGTTGATTTTTTACAGCCACCACTTGAGCCAAAGTTTGTGAGTGAGCAATGGTATCCGTATATTCCTCTTGCCCTCAATCTTGTGGATGGGCAATTTTTGCCTATGTCAGATGTTTTTCTTTTGCGTGAATTGCAAGACGAACATAACTCTGCAAGAACTCGATTTGCACACCATAGAGATATATCTATTCCGCATTGGGTTTCACGAAGAGGTGATGTTTCCGATGTAGATGCAAGAGCATTAGAAAACGCAATGCCCGGTGAGAACGTAAGAATAGATGGTGGTGCTGGACAACCAATTAAAAATTCAATAGATGTATTTTCTCCTCCTCCAATTGATCCTTCTGTTTATACAACAGATCATACAGAGCGTGACTTTGAACGTGTTATTGGTGGTGGCGAAGTAACGCAGCCTAAAAGTAATCGCTCAAGAACTCTTGGCGAAGCACAGATGTTAGGACAGGAATCACAGGCTCAAAGTGCTGCTGACACAGATGAAATAGAAGATTGGTTTGAAAAAGTTGCGAAGCATACTCTTGAATTATTGTTACAGGCTTTAACCATTGAGCAAGTAAGTCAAATAGCTGGACAACCAGCAGAACCAGAAATTGATCCTCAGACTGGTCAACCGAATGGCGAACTTAAAGATGGTTCTGTATGGCCTCAGATGGACAAAGAACAAATATTTAATCTATTAACTATAAATATTCAAGCTGGGTCATCTGGAAAACCAAATAAAGAAAAAGAAACGCAAGTATGGGTGCAGTTCCTTTTGCCTAAATTATCCGAAGCAATCCAAGCAATTTCACAATTGCGTGAAGCTGGGCAAGACGATTTAGCTGAAGCAATGATAATTGTTGCTCAAGAAACTCTTAGAAGGTTGGATGAAAGATTTGATGTGCATGAGTTCTTACCAAAAGCAAAAGATAAAACTCAGCCTGATCCTCAAAAACAACAACAGATGCAGCAGCAAATGGAGATGCAAAAAATACAGATTGAACAATTAAAAGCTGATTTGGAAGAAACTCATTCAAAAGCTCAGAAAAATATGGCATTGGCTCAAAAAGCAAAAGCTGACGCTGAAGATAATGTTCTTGATGGGCAAATGAAATCTTTCAAAGCTCAGACTGACGTTGCTATAAAGCGTAAGCAGGTGGAAGTATTGCAACAGCAATCACAAGTTCAACGTGAAGGCAACCAAATGAAACGTATTAGCGATAGAGAGTCTAACGAAATTAAAAGAGAAGGAAATCAATTTAATAGAATTAGTCAAAAAGAATCTAACGTTAATACTCAAGATAGTAAAGGTAGTGAATAATAATTAACATAGATCGGGAGAAACTATGTCAGAGGAAAATGTCGTACCTGATTCGACACAGGATGTATCACCAGAAGTTGCAGTAGAAGAACAAAGCGTAATAGAGGACTCGCAACCTCCAGTTGACGATACAACGGATTCGTCACCCGAAACAGAGGAAACAGTTGTCGATGCTGTTCAGAAAGCTTTATCAGAAGATGATGAACCTGCATCCCCAGATGTTGAGAAAAAATCGGAGGAAAGCGATGTACTTTCAGAGCAAGAGGCGCAGGTTGAGGTCGAGTCGAAAGATAAAACTAATGCAGAGCCAGAAAGCTCGGAGTCTGAGCTTTACACAGAGCCAGAAAACTTACAGCCAAAAGCATCACAACGCTTTAGGGATTTGGTTGCTGATAACAAAGCAAAATCTGATGAACTCTCTCAAGCAACTGAGGCGGTTTCTCAAATTCAAAAATCTGTAACTGAATCGGGTTTATCCCCGAATGAATTTGCAACACTATTGGATTATGGGAAATTAGCAGTATCAACAGATCGTTCTTTAAAAGAGCAAGCTTTACAGTTTGCACAGGGCGAAGTTCAACGCTTATCTAAAGAGATGGGTGTTGAAGTAGATGGAGTTGATCTTCTGGACGATTTTAATGATCTAAAAGATCAAGTCGATAACTATGAATTGTCGAGAGAACATGCAGTAGAACTTGCTAATAGTAGACGAAGCCAAAGTGTAGTGGAGTCTCAGAATCAGCAAGTGCAACAACAGCAACAACAGCAAGACCAAAGTAATCAAGTTATTCAAAATGCTGCAAAAGAAATTGAGTCTTTTATGAACAATCAAAAAAAGACTGACATTGATTTTAATGCAAAAGAAAAATACTTGATGGATCAAGTTGAGTATATACAGAAAACCT